ATCCTAATAAAGAAATATTAGACAACCCCAATGCGTCTGTTTACGAACAGTCACCTCAACACCGTGACTTAGCGAGACGTACTTATAATAGATATTTTTATGTAAGGGGCAGAGGCCACACTGATTATATACGTGAAGCCAATGAATGCGATAAGTTTTATCGTGGTGACCAGTGGAAGGAAGAAGATAAGAAAGAATTAGAAAAGCAGGGTCGTCCTGCTATGACTGTTAATATGATACTTACAGCAGTAAATTCTGTTAAAGGTGAGTATTCCAACAAAAGAGCCGACTTTCGGTTTAAACCTAAACGTGGCGGGGCCACAACTGAGCTGGCGTCTATTATCAACAAAGTGCTTATGCACGAGTGTGATGATATGGCATATGACGACGTTGAGTCGGACATGTTCGAGGATGGTTTAATTACTGATCGTGGCTATATCGACATTCGTATTGATACTACTGACAATGAGCACGGTGAGTTGCAGGCTACTCTTCGTGATCCTCGTTCTGTTATTCCTGACCCTGATGCACATGACTATGACCCTAAAACTTGGGCTGATGTAATTACTACTGAGTTCTTGTCTATGGAAGAGTTGGCTATGCGTTTTGGAGATGACAAAGCGCGTATGGTCAGAATTAACATAGACAGTATAGGCAATTTTGCTACAGATTCGGTGGAGTTTCATGAAGAGACCACGTTCGGTGATGACTTAGGTCTTGATTACGGCGTGCAAGAAGGTACGTTTTATGCAAATACAGACGGGACAGAGAAAAACATCGTTAAGTCTGTCCGCATCATCGACCGCCAGTATTGGCAGGTTGGTACGTTTAAACACTTTTTGAATCCGACAGCAGGCGATACTACACCGGTTCCTCTTAATTGGAGCGAAGAACGTATTGTTAATCATGCGCAGTCTTTTGGCCTTGAGGTAGTAGAAAAGAGACAAAAACGAGTCAGATGGACTGTTAGCGCAGATAAAACACTTCTTTTTGATGAATGGTCTCCTTATGACTCATTTACTATTGTTCCTTTCTTTCCTTACTTCCGAAGAGGCCATCCAGTCGGTGTAGTTAAGAATTTACTCTCTTCACAAGAAATTTTGAATAAAACAACTTCCCAAATGCTGCATGTAGTTAATACTACTGCTAATAGCGGCTGGATTGTTGAATCAGGCGCCCTTGCTAATATGACAGCTGATGACTTAGCTGCAAAAGGGTCCAAAACAGGAATTGTAATAGAAAAAGCACCCGGTAGAGAGTCTCCCGAGAAGATACAACCGAATACAGTCCCTACTGGGATAGATGCGGTTGGTGTTAGAGCGATGGAGTCTATATTCGAGATTTCCGGGGTTAATAGAGCTATGCAGGGGACCGAGCAGGCCCACGTATCTGGAATAGCCCTCGAGAACCGCCAAGCGCGCGGATTACTCCAATTACAACCAGTATTTGATAACTTAGCCCGTTCTAGGCGCTTAATAGGCCGTAAGTTCCTTGAGTTGATACAGAAGTTCTATACAGACGAGCGAGTCTTTATGATTTCTGATTACAAGCAGCCAGACGCTGAGCCTCAAGAGATGGCAGTTAACCAGATGCAGCCTGATGAGCAGCAGCTTATGCAGATGCAGGCAGAAATAGACCAGATGCCTCCCGAACAGCAGCAGGAAGCGATAGCTATGTTAGAGCAGCAGTTTGCTCAGCAAGGTCCACCTATAACCGTTGTTAATGACCTTACTCTTGGTAAGTACGGCGTAACTATCGGTAATATGCCTGCTAAAGACGTATATAGCGAGGTTCAGTTCGCTGAAGCGCTCACGCTACGTGAAGCAGGTATTGGTATTCCTGATTACAGAATCCTTTCTTATAGTAACCTTGATAATAAGGAAGAGATCGTCGAAGAGTCTAAACAAATGCAGGGTCTTGCTCCTCCGACGGAACAAGAACAGCAGATGCAGCAGTTGCAGGAAGAAATCCAGATTCAAATGATTCAGTTAGGACTGGAAGACAAGATTGCAGATGTTGAGCTCAAGAAAGCACAAGCTGACCTTGCGCAAGCAAATGCTATGAAAGCAGCAGATGTGCCGGGACTTGAGCGTGAGAAATTACAGCTTGAGGCCACAATTACAGCAATAGAACAAGCTACAAGAGAACGAGTTTCACGGCTTAAAGAACTTAGCGCCCAGATGAATAATATGAACAATAATAAAGCTAAGCTTGAAGCAGAAAAAACGAAAATAATGGGTAACATGGCTACGACCGCGTTATCTCAGCAAAACAAACCCACGGAGAAAGCTAAATGAATAAGACAACCGAAGAACATGTATTTGACCCTGAGTCCATGGAAGTCGAAGATGACGGAATGGAAGATTTAGGTGATTATGAGTTTGAAGTAGATAAACTCGAAGCAGAAGCAGCGGCCGAAGAGGAGTCAACAGAAGATGGCGCATCTGAAAGTGACGATGACGAACCCACAGCTGAAGTTGAAGATACAGAGGCGGAAGTTGAGGAAGAGTCTGACGGAGAGACAGAGGCAACTGCGGAAGACGAACCTGAAGAAGTAGAGGACGCTGATGACTTAGCCGTTCCAGAAGAAAATCCCATGATTCCACGAGAGCGCTTAAATGCTGCTAATCGTAAGAGACAGCAAGAGGCAGATCGTGCTGAAGCGGCTTTAGCAAAAGTAGCAGAGCTTGAGAGCCAAATGACTGCAGCTACAGAAGACGCAGGTATGGAGGCTATTGACCCCGCTGTATTGAAAGAAGCAGCGGAAAAAGTACTTGATGGCGATACTGATGCGTTCAGTCAGGTTTTGGCCGAGCAGTTTAATAATATGAGGCAAGCTACCAGTAAATCTGAAGCAGATATACTTGAGCAAGCTACAAAGAACGCAGTACAAGTAATTGAGCAGAATACGCGAGATATGGAGAGACAGGACGCTGCAGACGAATGGGTTGCGGTTTATCCTGAGCTTGACCACGAAAGCGCTGATGTTAATCAGGATGCGCTAGAAGAAGCTATTGATATAGCAGGCATGTATGAACAGCGTGGTTATAGGCCCGCAGCTGCTATGGAACGCGCAGTACGTAGTGTTGCTGCTAATTATGATTTGCGGACTACGCAAAAAGTAGCTACTTTGAAAACGCCTAAAGCAAAACCTGTAGCGCGTAAGAAAGCAGCAGCGAAAGATATAGCGCAACCTGCACCGACTGGACGTGGTGGAGCAGATAAAACAGCAACACCAAAGCACAATGCATCTGAAATGTCGCAAGACCAATGGGACGCGTTGCCTGAATCTGTAAGAGATGAAATACTAACTGGTACTATTGGATAGGAGAATACTGTGAGAAAGCTTAATTCTATGAGAAAAGCTCAAGGTTATTATTATGATGAACACGGGCATTTGAAACGCGGTAAAGGGCGTACTTATGCAGTTAAGCTCTCTAAAGAGCCAGAAACAAAGATTAAGCAGCCTTTGGCTAAGAAAAAACCTGCAGCTAAAAAACCTGCAGCTAAGAAGGCGACCAAGAAATGATGTCCGCTAAAAAGAAAGCTAAGCGATACCCGAAGAATAAGTAATTGTATAGCAGCGCTAGCTGTTATATACTTACAACAAGCTGGCCGCCGCAGTGCCACGGGCGTAAAACTAAATAGGCATTAGTTAGACAAACACTTTTTATTAACCTATTTAGGAGAGCTATAATGGCTACTACTGATTTTGGTGCCCTATTAACGGATCAGAAGATCGCGTGGGCCCGTGACCTGTGGAGACAGGCAAGAAACGCATCATTCGTGCTTAAGCACGCGAGTACATCTCCAACTTCATGTATTCAAAAAGTAACTGCATTGACTAAGTCTGAAAAAGGCGACGCGGCAGTTGTAACCTTAGTTCCTGAGCTTACCGGTCACGGTATCGCAGGGGACAACACTCTGGAAGGAAACGAAGAAGGCGCTAGCGCTTATGACTTCAAGGTGCCTATTGATCAACATAGAATGGGTATGAAGTCTTCAGGTCGTATGGCTGAGCAGGCTACTATCGTTAAATTCCGTAAAACCGCACGTGACCTGTTAGGTTATCGTTTTGGTACAGTAATCGACAAAATTGGTTTTAACCTTCTGGCTGGTATCGCTGTTGATACTAATCCTGATGGTGTTGAGCCGCAGTGGTCAGCTACAACAGGTGCTAATTTATACGAATTAGCTTTCGGTACAGAAGCAGCGCCTTCCTCTAATCGTCAGTTCCATACAGAAGCATCTGATGCTATCGTTCTTGGTGATGGTTACGGAGCTACTCCTACAGCTATTAGCTATGGGCATATCGTTAACCTGAAGGCTGAAGCGCATGAGCGTTATATAAAGCCTGTAGTACATAGCCAATACGGCGAAGTGTATTACTTCTGGGTATCTCCACGAGTTATGGCTAACTTAAAGTTAGACCAAGACTTCTTGGATAACGTACGCCACGCTATGCCACGTAGCAAGTCTCACGACCTGTTTGTTGGTACTGACGCTGTAATGGTTGATGGTGTAGTTGTAATGTCTCACCGTTACGTTCCAAGTAACACTGGTGTGGCTGACGACACTGCTATTACTACCGCTTCTACTTCTGCAGCTGGTGTTGGACTTGCTAAGTTTGGTCCTACTCCCGGTACTACTAACGCTGTAACTGGTTCTCGTTGCTTGTTCTTAGGAGCACAGGCATTAGCACTTTGTGATCTTGGTACTCCGTACTGGGATGAATCAAGTGATAATGACTATGGCAACCAACCCGGTATGTCAGTTGGTAAGCTTTATGGTATGGCTAAGACCGTTTATAAAGGGTCTTACGATGATCCGTCTAACGCCCAAGATTTTGGTTGTTTGACGCTTGACGTAGCACATATCTAAAGGCGCGTAGGCTGAGCAGGAGCATACCTCCCTCGTATGTGCTCTTGCTCGTCAACCTTGGCCGGTGGCGGTGGTTGTCCGTACTTCGTGGTACTTTGGCTTCCGGTCTTTTTTAGGAGATCGAAATGGCGCTAACTGTCCGAGATATTATCGACGACGCTCGAGCTATACTGATAGACCCAGTTGCAGTTCGCTGGACTGATGCAGAGTTAATCGACTGGATTAATGAGGCTATCCGTCAAGCTGTGCTTATTAAACCAGACTGTAACCCTATTACTGAAGAGTTCACATGCGTTGCTGGGTATAAGCAAGGGCTTAGTACGTTAGCGCTTGAGCTGGTTTTATTGCTCGATGTTGTAGCAAATACAACTACAGGCGGTGGTACAGAGCTACCAGTTACTTATGTAAAACGTAATGTTTTAGATACTGAGATGCCTACATGGCGTAGCGTAACCTCGAGTCTGACTCTTCAACATTATATGTATAATACGCGTCAGCGTGATTTTTTCTATACTTACCCTCCTGCTACAGCCGGCGCCACTATTGAATTAGTCTACGCCGCTGTTCCTACTGCAGTTACAGTGGTGGGAGATTCAATACCGCTGCAAGATATATATGGGCCTTCTTTAACGAACTACGTCGCTTGGCGTGCGTTTAGTAAGGATTCAGATTTTTCTGGTAATATGAATCTTGCTTCCGGTTATTATGGTGCTTTTGTTCAAGGGCTTACTGGTAAGTTAGTCGCAGAAAATACAGAAGCCCCTGATAGAAACGTACCACCAGCAATAGTACAGGCGGTTGATTAATGCTTATTTCTGATTTAGCACAATTATTGCGGATAAAGGCACGGGAAGCTCCCGCGTTTATGCTTGAACGTTTGGTTCGTGAAAGTGCTCGAGAATTTTTCCGTAAATCTCGCGCATGGCGTGTAGACTTTAGTGGCGCTATTACTGCAGGATCTAATGCGTATTCGTTTACTCAACCTACGGGAACTTTGGTGCATGATATTGTTTATGCCAAATTACAAACAAGTAATACTAATTTAGCTTATTTACGTGACGCAGGAAAAGCATATGTAACTCCTGATTTTGAATCAGGTTCAACAGACTCTAAATACGTTACCCTTGTGGATAACGATACTTTCGAGCTATTACCTACACCTACTGCTGATGATATAGTGACTATGAAAATAGTTTTATCTATTACTCGCACAGCAACTGAAATAGATGACGCTATTGTAGACGAGTTTGAAGATGCTATTTTGGATGGCGCTTTGTATAGATTATATGAAATGCCTCAAGAGAGCTGGTCCGATATTAAATTATCTCAGTATCATTTGAATAAGTTTTTAAGCCGTACTGCGGATGCGAAACTTCGAGCTGAGGAGACACGTACTCCGGGCACGCGCATAGCCGCGTTTAGTTGGTAAAATGTACCCAGTAATAGAAGAATATACAGAAGAAGTTTTGGATAGTCTTTTAGTTGGTATGCAACGAGTTATAAAACGTAATCCAGATTCTGGTTTTTCTATACATAGATTAATAGGTCGAGCGGTTACAGACTTAATAATTATGTCTGGGGATACAAAAGAACTAGCTATTATCTGCGAAGTGATGGTAAATGATTTTGGTAAGAAGTATCTCTTTATCTGGGGTTCGTATGCTACAATCAAGTACGATATGGATAAAGTGTTCGAGTCGCTTAAATGGGCAGCAGGTCAAACAGGCTGCGAATACATAGAAGCGGCTTCTCATAGATGCGGGTGGACACGTAAGATGGAGCGCTTTGACGTTGAAGTGCTTCCAATGACTACATATAGGAAGTATTTATAATGGGCGCTAAAAAGACAGTGACTAAGCAAACAGAATCTAATAAAGAGATTCTTAGGACTAGTGGCGAAAAGAAACGAATCGGAGACCAGATATATCAAGGCGGGCGTCAAGCAGCACTTGTAAGTGCTAAGCGTGATGATTCTGGCTTATATAGAGGTAGAGCTTCTGCAGATGCTGCACAAATGTTTGCAAAGCCTGTAAGCCAAGTGCACGCCAAGGCAAGTAGTACAGGTAAAGGCCTAGGCTCTGTATTGAAAGTCGGTAGTGCTATGGATAAAGGTACAGCTTCAGCGCTTTCTGAAGGCACAAAACGTGGCGTACTTTCTCGAGATACTAATATAGCCAATATGATTAATCTTGGTATTGGCGCGCAAGCGCAAAGTAGCAGAGCCATGACTGCCCTATCTCAAGCAGAGTTCCAACGAGCAAAAGCCAGCGCTGAAATTGCAGCGAACGAAGCGAATAATATGCGCGGAGCTGCATGGGGTATGGCGTCTCTGGGTGCAGGCAAATTTATGGAAGGCAAGAATGATGCGCTCGATCAAGATAATAGAGATAAGTTTTATAGAATGAATCAACGGCGCGAAAATGTCGGGGAAAAAAAACTTGCCTTCAGCGACTGGGCTCAATCTACGCTTGGTAAGGCGGGAGGGTATAAAGACCAACACGATTCGTGGGGTTATAACATGATGAATAGATTCTCAGGCGGTGGATAATGGGTGGCGGTACTAAAACAGTAAGGTTAAAAGGTGATGCAGCGGCTGCGGACCGAGAGGTTGGACAGACGTATCGTGAAGATTTTGAAGCTTTTATGCGTGATACCTTACCTTTAGCTCAAGAGCAGATAGCTAGCCTTAATGATAATACTATGGTAAAACAAGCCGTTGCAGATAATGCTAAACGTGGAGAATTGCAAACAGGGGCGACAAAAAGAAATGTTGCTCGGTATGGTATGGGTATGACTACTGCCCAACGTAACTCTATGTCAAAACGACAGAAGATGCATAGTAGTGCAACAAACGCCGGTAGTATAAATAACGCGCGATTAGCGCAATCAGATAGAAACGCAAATGTGGCGATGTCTTTAGCTGGGCAGGGTAGTTCTTATAGAGGCCAAGCCTTAAATGAAATGGTATCAGCGGTTTCGCAAGAGAGCGGCCGGATGGTAGGTAACGCGCAGTCTGCATCGCAAGCACGTGGTGCTAATCTTGGATCAGCCATGTCAATGGCTACAATGGCAATGAGTGTGTAACTATGAGTAATCCTATTTTAGAAGGTATAATGGCAGGTGCTGGTCTAGCTCAACGAAGCGCTAATGCCCGTCAACGTCGATATGAGTTTAATGTCGGTGCGGATCAATTCCAACAACAGCAGAAATTGCAGCAAGATATGTTCGATGAGGATAACCGAAGAACTAAAAGAAACGAAAATATGCAGGCAGCGCAAGCATGGCGCAGCAGACTGCATAGTATGAAAAAAGAATATGATGCCGCTCCTGATGACAAGAAAGAAGCTTATGGTAGGCAGGTGCTCGCGCACTTTAATAACGGCTTACAGAATAATGCTTATGTAAAAGAAATACTTGGCGCTGGTTTTGAGAAAGCTACTGGCCGCCCCATGAAAGAATTGGATACAGGTAACGAGTTAGATACACTAACCGCCGGAGCTTTTGACGAGAAAACCGGGAAACCTCTAGTTGCTATAACTAATAAGCAGGGAGGGTATGCAGCCCATCCTGATGAAAATGGTAATGTGGTCGCTGATAATAAAGGAGTCCCATTAACCATGACAGTTGATGACGTTATGGGTCTTATGGACGGCTCTTTTAATGATGCTTTTAAAGCTGGAAATGTTGAGTTAGATCGACAAGATAAACGTGTAGATAGCCTATCAAAAGGGCTTCAGTCCTTTGATGATAATTATGTGCAGGCCAATGCCGGTGTACGTGATACATGGAGCGCATGGGGTGCACACCGAGCAAGCAAGCCGGGCTTAGGTGGCGGTGCCTCGCCTGCTGTCGATGCAAAGCCGATGACACAAGAACAGTCGGCAGCAAACATAAAAAGAAATGTAGCTTTAGATGTATTGGACCAAGAGCTGAAGGCTGTACGAGAAGAGATAGAAACAGCGTCGAAAACTCCTAGCCGTCTGCGCTCTTTACATGTTTCTGATAGAGGTTTTAGGGCTGGTAGTGATATAGAAAAGCAGCGAGAGATGGAGAAAAACAATAATTCGCAGCATACTAAGCTACTAGCTAAAGAGAAAGAAATCCTAGCTAAACAAAAAGCGCTAACAGAAAACCCTGAAGTAGTTGAGAAAGTTACTAAAGGGCAAGTAGCTCCAGAAGATGTTAAAGATAAAAAAGCCGCCGAAGCGGCGTGGATTGCTAAAGATAAGCAGCTTGAATTAGCTTATAACAACGCGCGAACTGCAGCTGATAAAGCGGAAGTAGCACGAAGTCGCGCGCATATAGCAGCTATGCAGAAGATGGGTATCAAAATGGATGCGGGCGATATTAGTAGTATCATGAACCACCAAGATGCTAACTATCATTATAATATGCGCAATAAGATGCTTGCACAGCGTAATAGCCAAAAAGCAAGGGCGGAGTTGAACAAGATTCGTGATGCTAATCGTAAGGCCGTTATTGACCATTACAAATTTCTTAATTCAAATATCAAAACGGATTATCGTTCTGGTGGGTGGCCTGAGAAAGCTTTAGGCGCTATTAAGAAGTCACAAATAATGAATAACCCGTATACAGATTTTACTGAGGATGATGCAGCTGCAGTCGATCCCATGTTTAAAAAACTTGCACCTTATACAGATGATTTATCATATGATACTGCTATAATTGCTACAGACCTTACTTCCGGTGGCTTTTTAAAAGGCCTAGAAGGAGAAGACTTTTACAATAGGGTTGATGAATTTGCTACTAGTTTTCAAAGCATATCCGACCGTATTAATGAAGACCCTCGTGGTAAATCTTCAGGGCGTAGCGTAGCTGCGCATATTATGCAGAAAGTTAAGACCGCTAAGGCCGACCCAAAGAACAAAGGGGTTAGTGACGTTAGATTAATGGTTAATGCTATTAATGCATACAATGGGTAGCAGGTTATATGAGTGCTTATGATATTTTTCTTAAAGAGCAGCAAGATTTAAAGGCCTATGATGGTGATACACTTTATGGTGTAGAAGGTGATAGTACGTCTTATGGTAGCGATGAAGCGCTGCGTTTAAAAGGGGTAAACACGCCTGAGATGAAAGGGCGATACGGGCGACCTCAGCCCGGAGCTGAAGATGCGTTTGAAACGGCGCAGAAATATGAGAAGGGAGCTACCAGCGAGTTTGGCGGTAATTCTTTTTGGCATGAGCGCGGTTACTATGGCCGTAGACTTGGTGACCGACGAGACGCTGCAGGGCAGTTACTTTCCCATGAGCTTTTGTCGCGCGGGCAAGCGTTCCCTACTAGTTCTTCTGACCCACAACAAGAAGCTATAGCTAACAAGTTTTTGTTAGATAATAGAGGCCATGGTTTAAATGCGCCTACTGCACAACAACGTTCCGATTTTGATACCCACCAACGAAACCAAGCAGAATACATCAAACGCGTGCGCGGTAACTCTGAACGTATAGGCTCTACTGTTAAGCGCGGTATGCACGGCAAGGCCATAGACCGTGGAATAGATCAAGTCCAGCAGATGGGTTATGGGCTTATGAAACTGGTTGGTGACTCTGTTGGTTCTGAAGGACTATCTAAATTAGCACAGGCAGGCATTGACGAAAATACTCTTACCATGATGCTTAATCCTCGCGAGACTAGGTCATGGACAGAAGCTGAAGGTTTTGCAGAATCACTTGGCTCTGTATACGAAACACTTATTGAGCAAGTTCCAAATATAGGAACAACCATTGCTTCAGCTCTTGCTACTGGCGGTATAGGCGGTGCTGCAATGCGAGCCGCTACTGCACGTCTTGCAAGCGGTGAAATAGCTGGAACTTCTTTAGTTACAAAAGCGATGGCGAAAAAGTTCGTTAAAGATCGTGCGGATTTGAAAAAAGCAGCTATGGCTACTGGCTATAAGCGTGGAGCAGCTGTTGGTGCAGGTGTAGCTTCAATAGGTATGAATACCGGTGAGACTAAAATTACGTTTGACCGCGAAGGTATATCTAATGATTCAAAGGTTTGGTTCACAGGTCTTGTAAAAGGTGCGGCTGATATGGTCGGCCTTGCAGCTATCCCCGGATTAAACCGTCTTGTGGGTATGGGCTTACGTGCTAGTAAGACAGCCAAAAAAGCTAAACTAACTCGTGCCCAAATGTTTAAGCGGGTACCTTTTAAAGTTATGCAAGCAGCTGCGGCTGAGGGCACGACTGAAGCGTTCCAAGCCGTTGCAGATGCAGTGGCGGTTAATACTAGTTTAGATCGCGAGTGGAGCGATAAAGATACTGATGCGGTGCTCGAGTCTTTCGTAGTCGGCTTTGCTGCTGGTAAGGCTATCGGCCTCCCCGGAGCTGTTGTACAAACTGCAGGACAAAAAATGAGCCGCGCGGCGCGGCTCGAAGATATTAAGAAGAAACGCGCTGAAAGAGATGACGAAGGAGTAGTAACTGCTGAAGATGTGCCACAGACTGATCCAGAGGCCCGCCGTAGTATTGAAAGTCAACTTGAGATGCTCAACAGTGGGCAGAAAAGAGCGGTTTTTGATGCAGATGATAGCGTTTCGCTTCCTGAAGGCCAAAAGGCTCGTTTTATTGGTAAACGGGATGAAAACGGTTACTTTGTAGTTGAGCTTGATAGTACCCAAAAGGGACGCACTTATTTTAAGAGTAGAAAGTTAGCAAAAGAATACGAAGCTAAAGTTAACGAGCAGTCGGCAGAAGAAGCGAATATTGTTACGCAACCAAAATGGGCTAAGCCTAAAACACAGGTATTGGCAGAATCTGAAATTGCAGGTACTGAACCCGTTGTTATAGTTGCAGCGAATATTATGGAAGACGGTAGTGTACATTCTGTAGTGCAAGATACAATAGTTACTGAGGCTGATGTAGAAGTTTCTATGGCAAAAATGCAGAAGGACTTCCCAAAACAATCTATAGAACGTATGTCGCCCGAGGCGAGTTTGGAGATCCGAGAGTCTATTATTAGGCAGGAAGAAGCCGAGCTTGATGCGCACGATGAGAAGCGCGTAGCAGACAGAAAAATTAACGAAGAAATAGCCAAAAAGAAAGAAACAGCTCGTGAAGCTGGAAGAGGCACAGGTGCCCCTTCTGGCGGAGTTCAACTTGAACCACAAAAAGTAGAAAAAATTAAAGACAAAGAACGTATAGCACGTGCTGAAGCTGAAAAAACAGGTCGTGCTCCTACAGAAGAGGAGCTTGCACAAACTGCAGAAGTTGATAATCCTGTGCTATCTGAAGAACAAGCCTCAGAAGTAGAGACTATTTCTGAAGGTCAGGCTATGGATGAGCAACTGACTATTACAGAGAAAATTGAAACTGATACTGGTATTGAAGACCAAATTACACAGCAGGAAAAACGGGATAAAGCCCCCGATGAAAAAATCTTGATGGATCAGGAAGCAGTAGAGCTTCAAGATTTACAAAAGCAGTATGATAAAGCAAGAAGTGCAGGGAAAGAAACAGCAAGTATTATGGCGGCTATTAAACAGGCTAAGAAGAGAGTTAAACTAAAAAAAGAGGCCGACAAACTATTAAAAAAAGCGCAACAAAAAAGCGATTTGGATCTTGAGTCTATAGCTAGCTTTTTTAAAGTTAACAAGAAAAGAAGAAAATCAGCACTATCTCAGGCGCAAAATAAAATCCATAAGTATATTGAGGATGAAGCTAGCGGTAATAATAATTATACAATGTTTACTCGTGAAGAAGTCCAAAAAATATTTGAACGGGCTTTGCCGCGTACACTGCAAAAACAATTTAAAAATACGCTAAAGAATTTGCCTGATAACGTTAATATTTTTGTTCTTTCAAAAGAATCTGAAGGTAAGGGCACATACAGTCCAGAAACAAAGAAAAAAACTGCGTTTGCCACGCTTTACTTACCGGATAACGCTAAAGTAGCATATCAAGTACCCGAAGGTTTTGGTGGCGAGGTATTGTTGCATGAACTAATGCATTCGGTTTCAATGTTTCATGGCGCAGTGGCTGATTCTGTATTTGCTGAGTTTGGGGATAAAAAAGGTTCAGTCAAAGAACTTATTACAAGGGTACAAAATAATACTTTACAAAATATCACAGACACAAAACATGTAGCGGTTTTGAAGCAGTTGACAGATACAGATGCAGAGTCTCTAGGGCGGCTAATTAATTTTTCTGAAGAAATACTAAAAACATACAAAGATTTTAAAAAGCAACTAGCTAAAGACAATATCATAACAAACGAAGATATTATTGCGGCTTTTGAGACTAACCCTAATAATATAAACTCAGTTTCTGAGTTTATGGCTTCTGGTCGCTCTAATCCATTATTAGTGGAATACTTAAAAGGCAAAGGTTTTTTACACCGGCTGTTTGAGGCAGTACGTGAATTTTTTGGGGTTATGGGTACTTCTTTAAATGCGAGGCTTATTCGTGTTACTGAGGCCATAGCAGCTGATAACTCAAAGTTAATGGGTAAGGTAGAGCAAGATAGTGCTGGACGCGCGATTAATATTATTAAGTCTAAAACACGTACAAAGAAACTTTCAGAAAAAAGTATTCAGACGCGTTTAGTAGAAGTAAGAAAAGGAAGAGCGGTTGGAGTATTTATAGAAACGGAAATCCCTGCAAACACGCCACTAGTTAGTAAGTTAGAAACTGTAAAAACACAGAACCAAGCGACACTTTATAAAACTAGAGTTAATGATGGTATGCTAAAAGGCGATGTCTATTTCAATAATAAAAAAAGAGCCTTTAATTACATAACCCGTGTTAAACGTACTGGAGTAGAAAGGGCAAATAGAGTTCTTCGCCCAAAAGCTGCGTTGAGTCCTACAGAAATATATAAAAAAACAAATACTCCGGGGGTAGTACAGGTAGTAGGTGCTACTTCTACAGCAGTAGCGCAAGAGTATTTAGTTCCTTCCAGCGATATTAATAACCCACATGTTAGAGGGCTGATTAGGGAGCTTAAACACAAAAAGACAAAGTCGCAAAGAATTATCACTTTGTCAATGGAAGAGGCTACTCAAAAAAGAAACGAGCAGCTCCAAGCAGAAGGATATGAAGTTGGCGGTGTTGTCGATGAGATAAAATTCACTCCTCGTGAACGTATCCCTTTGAATAAAATCACTAAAGGGCTTAGAGAAGTATTTACAAAGAACACAGCTATTCGAGTTAAAGAACTCTCTCTGGATGTGGTTACTCCTTTTTTAACAAGTATGCGGCGAGTAAAAAGAGTCAGCCCTATGCTCGGTCGTTTGTACGAAAAGTACCAACGACAGTTTCATGCGGATGAGTCACAGTTCAAGGCTATGTTAAATAATATATACCGTGAGTTTAGTGAAGTGGAGATGGAGCAGGGGTTTTCTGATTATATTCACGGAAAAACTGGGACGCCAGTTACAGACAAGATGCAAGGGTTTTTTAAGCAGGTTATAAAGAATATGCAAGAAAGTTCTGTAAAGCATTTTGGGTCTTTAGAATTAACTATTAACGGGCGTCCATACTTCCCACAAATACATATGCAGGACGTTATACGTGCAGATAAAGAAGGATTCATTAAGTTTTTGATGAGGGGTAAAAATGGGAAACCTTTTTCTTATCGTGGGTATGACGGAACTATGCATCTTTTAGATAATAAAAAGAGCGCTACCGCTATAGCCGATAGTATCCTTGAACAATCTGATGGTGAAAGTCTTGGCCCTGAAGCAGCATCTGCAAAGAAACGTATTCTTGTTGACCCTGACTACCAAGCAGCAGCGTTTGACGCTGGGTGGTTGAATAAAGACCCTCGTGCGGTTATGGAGGTTTATGTTTCTTCTATGATGAAGCAAAAGAATTATGAAGAGACTTTCGGTGGTTATGAAACTAAAAGTCTTGAGGATATGCCTTCTGTACTCAGAAATTATGGGTATACAGTGCGTGATAAAGACCCAGAGGCTCTAAAAAAGGCTATGGTAGATGCTAACAAACGCGGGCTGGTTCGTCGTAATAAGAAAGAAAAAGCTATGTTTGATGTATGGGTTGCTGGAGCTAAAAAACTAAAATTACTTGAGACGGTTAATGAAACTAAAGGTCTTGACGCGGTGCACGAAGCAAGGAAGAGTATGAACGCGATGGATGGTTTGCTTGGCCGAGAGCTAAACCCAAAAATTAGAAAATCTATGCAGTGGCTAACTGTGGTGCAAGCGTATACTGTATTGGCTTTTTCTACTTTAAGTTCTATCCCGGAGTTTGGTGTTTTAATGGCTGGTGCTATTGGTAAAGACCCAGAAGCCGCGTGGAAAGGGCTAAAACAATTTGTTCGGGATACTGGTGATTATACAAAACAAATCTCGCAGAATGTAGAAAAAGGCATGTCGGTAAAAGAGGCTATAAAACAAGCGCGGAATAATTCTATGGAGCTCGCCCGCTTAATGGGAGCTATTCCTGACGCACTAACAGCTACCGGGTTTATAGATTCTTCTGATTTCGAAGTGCAGGGTAATAAACCTCGCGCGGCTATGGAGAAATTATTTACCTATAATTTAAACATACTATTTAATAATTCCTTGCGGTCTATAGCTAGTAATATTGGGGCGGAATACTTCATTAAAAAAGCAAAAGCTGGTGATGCTAAAGCGATGAAACGTTTTGGGGTTACTCCAGAACAAGTATTACAATGGGATAAAGAAGGTAGAAAGAGTTTTATAGAAGGCACCAGTACGCTGTCCCCTATGGCAAATGCTTTGTTGAATTTTGCAGACCACCATGTAGCTCGACCTACTTCTATGTCAAAATCGGTGTCTGGTAATGACCCGCATTTTATGCTGATTAGCCAGCTGAAAAGTTTCTTTTACGCGTATGGCGCAGACATCATCCCGGAACTAGGGAAGACTATGGCTGATCGCTATAGTGGTGCACGACGTGCAGATAAGGCTCACGTGCTTGCTGGAATGAATGCTGCTTTACCTTTAGTTGTTATCGGTACAATGGCCGTTCCTTTAGCTTACTTATCGCAAGAACTTAAAGCTAGTATTCGAGAGTTAGCTGATGATGACTACGAAGAACGTCGAGATAAGTATTTAGAGAAGATGGGCGCTGGTGAACGTTTAGTTGATTTAGTACGCGCTTCCGGCGTGCTCGGCCCGGTAGATTTAATGATGTCTTTCTATGATGCTGAGCAATTTGGGCAGTCTGGTGTGATACGCGCGCTTGGCCCGACAATGGGGCATTTAGATACTTTAGTTAAATATGGGCCTTTTAGCCCTGAGTTTGTGCAAAGAACTACCCCAATACTTGGTATTACTTCACCGGGTCTTTGGAGAGAGTGGAAAAAAGAAGCGCGTGCTGAAAGGCGTAAAAAAAGGTACAATGACTAATGGCTAAAAAAATCGCAATTGAACAGTTTACTGGAGTAACCCCACGTGTTCCTAATTACGCGTTGCCTGAGCAGGCTGCGTCACATGCTGTTAACGCTCGCCTCACTGATAAGACTATTCGTCCTTTTTATGAGCCTGTTGATAGTGTTGATGTCAATTCTGATTTATCTGCTAATTTCGATGGTTATACTAATTTTTTTAAAGCTAGTACTAACGATACCATTTCGTGGATGGCATGGACGGTTGATGCTGCAGTAACAGTGCTTGAAACTCGTTACAATGATATAGACAAGTATGACTATCCTGTTGCTCCTGAGCCGGTAGTTGTGGATGGGCACTCACTGATTATTCTTTTGGCAGGGGTAGACCCAACAGTAACAGCGCTTATTGATGACAACTTATACTCTGCTGCGTATACATACACACATACCTCTAATACAGCTCCTGCAGGTGCAGTAGACCCACAAACTAATATGACGCGGCAGGTTATTGCAACGATAGCAGAGCCTATAGTTAGCGCCGCAGACACTTATTTGTGGGAAGTAGTCGAGGGGCACGCAGATATTTCTATCGACAGTACAAGTATTGCTAACCCTACATTTACATGTTCTACATTAAGTGCACCCGCTGCTATAACTGAAACAGAAACGGCAGAGGCTACGTACCGAGTGACAGTTACTGATACAGTTGCTGCTACAGGCGTGCAGTTTGTTAAGGTTTCATTCTCTTACCACTGGGCTAGACCTCCACTAATTGATATAGGTGGCGGTGATGGCTGGAATTTTGGTGCTGATCAACCTTACTATTATGAGGACTAAATGAGCTATATACAACGAGTTTTTTATGTTGGTAAATCACCAGAGCCGGTAGAACCCGTTGGTGGCGCTACGTTACAGTGGGTGAGCTTTGATACAGGTACTGGAACTGCGCCTGCATTCCCTATTGACGCTACGTTTACTACTGCAGGGACTATCACTATATTAGGTATTTACTCCTCTACAGGGGAGTTATATGTAGCGGGTGATGATATAGAACCAACTGGTGTTGCGCGTATCCAAACAGAAGACAACGCAGAATTAGCGCTTGATACAGTAACTGCAGGAACGGCTAGTTTTTCTACAATAGATTGCCAAACAGATTTTGAGTTACCGGCTTCAGCTACATCCTACAGAGGTGCCCCACAGTGCCGTATGAATTTTAGAACGGCAGACGGGGCGTTTACAGGTGTCTTGGGGGATTATGCAGTCGGTGTTCCTGCACCAGTGGTGTTCCCTGTAGTTAAACCTGTGGATGAGGTTGCTGCTGACGATATTGATGCTGATACTCGTTTCTATGTAATGACTTATGTTAATGCAAACGGTTATGAAAGCGCTCCTGGCCCTGTTAACCCTACTGCTGCACATGTCGGGCCAGACACTTCAGTGTACATTTTTAGCCCTCAATCTTCAGATGTAGGGTACCATCCAGCAGTATACGAAAAAAACATTATACAAGATTATGTGCCTATTCTTTCGGCGCGACTGTACCGAACAAACACAGGTACGACTGAAACAGGCTATCAGTTTATTACGGAAGTAGGGCTTAGCAACTATACCTTTTTGGTTGAGGATGTAGAAAACCAAGACCTTGGCGAGCTTTTAGTTACTGAAGGGTGGGATGTACCGCCCCCTTATGTTACAGCTGGTTGTAAGATGGCTAATGGTACTTACCTTTTAGTACATGAGTACACGGTCTATATGTCTATACCGGGGGTTATTTATGCATTCCCGGTTCTTTATACTCAGGTTGTAAAAGACAAGCTTTTGCATATAGAAGCGGTGGGAACTGCTGCTGTAGCACTTACTGATGGTGGCCCGTACTTGATAGCAGGCGGCTCTCCCGATGTGATGGAGGTCGTTAAACTGCCGTTTTATCAAGCGTGCCTATCTGTAAGAGCAGTATCAGTCTACCTTGATTTGGTTATTTATCCAGCACAAGACGGTTTGATGGGTGTAACTGCTGCAGGCAAAGTGGTTAATCTAACAGAAGGTGTTTTTGAAGAACAACCATGGCGTGAGGCTTATGACTTATCGGACTTAATTTCAGAAGTATATGACGGTACTTATTATGCTTGGGAAAAAAGCAGCGGAAACGGCTTTGCTTTTCATATACAAAGTAGAGCATTTCAACCGCTCGATACAGATTTGTGGGGTTCTAGCGGCAGCGGCATGACGCGTGCTGTAGGGCTTAAATATGACGGACTTTCGGATAGTTTTTATATGTCAGATACTGCTGGCGGTATACTTTATGAGTGGGAGCCGGGTGGTTCTTCGAGTGATGCACTTAGTTTAACTGATACCATCATGGCTTTAGACCCCATTAACTATTGGAAGTTTGACGAGACTACTGGGACAGTAGCTGATGATGCTATGGATAATGGCGACATGACTTTTGTCAGTGGGAACTTTAATGAAGCCGGAGTTTCGGTAGCTAGTACACGTGGCGATGGAGTTGGTACTGCGGTAGATCTTTCTGCAGCAGCTTTAGGGTATGCCGGGTTTCAATCCACCGGGCATGTGCCTAGTAGTTCTACAGCTACACTCCAAAATGGCGATTTTACCTTTGTTGGAGCCGCGTCTTTAGGCACTCCCGGCGAGGGCGATACCCCTGAACTGTTTGGCATTTGGAGTGAAGGTGTGCGGTTTGGTTATTGGTATGATGAAGCTTCTGACGAGCTTCGTTTTCGTTGTTATGAAGCAGGTAACTGGTCGCCAGTAGAAACTGTCGTTTCTGATTGCAGCGCTATGGGTTTTTCAGGCGATACGGCTGTATGGCTTAGAATGGAGGCTGATGTATCTGCAGATATAATGCGGGTGTATGTAAACGAGGTATTAGCGGATACAGTTGATATGTCTTTGTGGACTAATTGGACCTCAGAAGGCGAATGGCGCTGTATGTCCCGCGGTTGCGGTAGTTATGATAGCTATTGGGATTTCGGTATCCTAGATAACCAGTGGCAAGGTGTGCTGGACGAGTGGCAGTATTACAACAAAATACTTACTGCTCAAGAGCATGCTGATTTATATAACGCGTGGCTCGCACCTAGTGCTGTCGCTGCTCCAATTGAATGGGTATGGCACAGTAAAGAGTTTTATATTCCAGATAGGAGCTATGGCGCTTGTAAATTAACGGGGGTACTTGATGCTACTAATACGGTAAAAGTTATACTAAACCTTGATGGTGTTGATCAAGCAGCATTTATGATTGACCCTACAGCTACACAACCGGCTGGTGTTTGTGATGGTGAGTATACTTTTAGACTTCCAGCAGTACGTGGTAGTAAGTTTATTTTACAGCTATCTACGGCAGCAGGCGCGCCTGAAGTACATACTGCACAAGTAACTGTACATCCGACTGAGATTATATAATGGTTGATGAGTTTTCCCGGGGTATAAGGGCTAAAAAACAACGCATTGTGACTAAAGCCAAGCGAGGCGTGCCTTTTGCTGATACTAAACCTGAAGCACAGGTCAGGTATCGCGGAAAAGATGACAGTCTGAATAGAACACTTGATTCTATCCAAAGGTCACTTGAAATTGTTCAAGGGGCGCGTGGTACGCGTAACGATCACGGGGTTACTTTCCGTGACTTGGACACTGTATTTGTTAATTTTGAGCAGAAACTGCAGCAAGGCTCTACTCAGATATACAATACAACAGGTACAGCGAGCCAAGCGGTGATAGATGCAGCTGCGGCGCAAGCAACTGCTGACCAAGCATTAGCTGAGGCAAATACTGATTTAGTAAATACTCTAATATCTAACCAACAAGAACTGGCTGGCACGGTGTTTGATATATTTGCTGATTATGCTGCTTGGCAAAATGAATATAACCTTAGAACACAGAATTCAGAAAGATTAATAGATGCAGTAGCTGTTATAGACCCTGCAACTGGGCAAATAGTCAATAAAGCGTATAACTACACAGATAATAGTTACACAGCAGCAGGCGTACTAATAGATGGCGTACAAGCTAATGTAGAAATAGAAGCAGCCAGAATAACAGCTGCAGAAGACTCTATAACAGCTGCTGAGGGTAATATCTCTGTAAATGCAGGGAATATACAGCTAAGAGCTACACATGATGAAGTAACTTCAGAAATAGCTGGTGCAATAGCTGCATTAACTCCGGCTTACTCATGGCAATTTAACGCTGATTCAGAAAGCTTTACAGGGCATTCTTCATACAATGCAGGTGGTTGGATAGTATTAGCTACTACATCACCCTCAACGACCCCTACCATTGCATTAGACACTACGTCTGACTTTGTATTCAGAATAAGAGTAAGACTCCATACATCCGGTACATGGGATGGAGTAATAAGTTATTCAGGAGGTTCAGTTGTAGTACCAGAACCAGCAGCAGAGAATGTTTGGGAAGTAATTCAGATAGATGCTTCAGGCGCTTCTGGTTTCTCTGGGGTAATTACTTCGCTCACCTTTGACTTAGGCGATTGTGACGTTGATTACATAGAGATAGGTAAGCGCGGTGCAAATGACCAAGCATTAGAAGATTTAACATCAAGACTAACCACTGTAGAGACTGATATTGATGCTGGCACAGGTACAATGTTGCAGTATGCAACTACCACTTGGACTCAAGGACTAGGTTATCAGGTAGAAAGCGATGTTAGTACTCTAATAGACTCATGGAATACAACTTACAGTGTGACAGCTACATTAGATGTGTTGGATGCACAAGGCACTGTAAATAAAGCAAATACGGCGCAGACTTGGGTAGATGGTGCAAATGCAACTATAGATGCTAGAGCGCAAGCTATTACTGACGTATTAGATGGTGAGCTACAACCACAGATAACAACAGCAAGCAGTCGTATAGATGCTATAGATGGAGCTATAACTAATCAGGTTACAGATATAGCTGGGTTGAAGTTCTCTAATATAGACGAAGGTTTAGCCAATGTATTAAGAGAATATGACTTATTTGATTTAAGAAATATGGCTCGTGATGCAGGTGCAAGTATAGCCGTAACAGAGCAAACATTATCAGCTCATGCCTTTGATTTAGCAGCTAAAGCACAAGAAATAACTACTTTATATGCACAAGTAGATGCAAATGCAGTAAGTATGGACATATATAACGCTGCTTTCATTAATGAACAACAAACTACAGCTATTGCTAGAACCAACTTACAGGTAGCTATAGATGAGGGTGACGCTGCTGTAATAGTAGCTGCAGAAGATTATACAAAAGCCAGCATAGGTTATTGTGTGGATTCAGCTGGAAATGTTACTACACACGAAACAGCCGTTCTTTGTACAGCTGTAGAAGGCAATTCATGGGTAGAGGCTCCATTAGCTGAAGCTGTAAGAAGAGTTCAGATAAATAAGGGTGGTGTGTACGCTTCAGTAGAGGATATGCGCCAAGTATTTGAAGGCACGGCGGGTAGTCTTGTGGCTAGAGGCGGTATGGTCATTAATAATGACGACCGCATTACAGGGTTTACTAATACAAATGACGGTACAGTTACTGATTTTGAAATAGACGCGGACGTATTTACTGTAGGTACATCAGCTTCAGGGACATTTGTCCCCCATTTAGAAGTAACCAATGATGTAATGACATTCAATGGTATAGGTGTGTTTGGTGGTTATACTGTTGAATCTGAGGATGATATCCGCGCGTTAGACGGTAAGATATTAACTATATCAGCTACGTCTCTTATATTTAATTATGGAGTAGATGACACAACACCTGCTAGTCCTACATCAATTACTTTCACAGCCAATTTAGAAAACATCACTGGTACTGTTATATGGACAACAACACCTGTTGGTGGTTCACCAGTGTCTCTTACAGAGTCAGGTGACTCAAATGAAACAGCGGTGTTAACTGATGATGCGTTCAATACCAACAGTTCAGTAAAAGTCACAGCATCATTAGGTGGGTATTCAGATACAGTGACAGTAGTTAGACTAGTTGATGGTGCAGGAGCTATTGCTGTTGTACTAACTAATGAGAGCCACAGTATACCTGTTAACTATGACAACACCGACATAGTAAATAATTACAATGGTTCTGGTACAGATATTAAGGTGTATGAGGGGCGCGTTCCCCTAGTCTATGATGGTATTGGTTCTACTGCAGGTACATGGAGAGTTTCTGGAACAGTGGCTGGTGGAATAAATGAAGGTTCTTTAACTGATTCAGGTGATTATGCCACATTAGGTGTAGCTGATACTATCACTCAAGATATTGCATCAATTGTTATAAGTATTGCAGGAAAACGACTAAATGGTTCTAGTTTTACTTCATCAAAAAGTCAATCATTCACCAGAACCAGACAAGGTGCGGGTGCATTAACTTATTTAATGCCTAACAATAATCATTCAATACCTGCTGATAGTGACGGTGCTCCTAGTTCATATACTGGCTCAGGTACTACTATTGCTGTATATGAGGGTGAAATAGCACTGAATTATAATGCTGTTGGCCTTACTCCGGGTACATGGCGTATTAGCTCTGTAGCAGATGTAGATATAACAGTAGGAGACTACTCTAGCACAGTTAATACCTATGCTACTGTTGGTGATCATAGCGCGTTCACATCAGGAACTACTGCCACAGCCTCTATTACTTACACTATTGCAGGGCAAAGAACTAATGGTAATGGTTTCACTGACACAGTTACACAAAGTTTTAGTAAAGTATTTGAAGGTAAGGATGGTCATAGACAGGGTTATGTAGAAGTATACAAATGGGGTACAACAGCAGGAACGTTACCCAGCGGAAATCTAGTATATACATGGGCTACTGGTGCATTTACAGCCCCTAATAACGATTGGAGCATTACTCCCGGGGGAAGCAATTCGGGTGAAATACTCTGGGCTGTTAGTATGCGGATTCAGAATAATGAAACCACACTCACTACAACAGTTACTTGGGATGGTGCAGCAGCTTATGAAGTAGGACGCGCAGGAGAGAACAGTAAAGCATTACGATTAACTGCTAGTTCATATACATTTGCCTATGACACAGATGATGCAATAATTGGCCCAAGTAGTATAAATTTTATTGCAAATTTACAGAATATATCAGGCTCTATTACATGGACATCCTCTGATAGTAATGTTACAGCAAGTAATCTAACAGGAACTAATCCTAAAAACCTCTTGGCTGTTGTTTTCTTAGGCAATCCTGTAACTATTACAGCTACAGTCACGCACAACACTGTTTCTTACTCTGATTCAATTACTATACAGAAACTTTCAGATGGTGCAGGAGGATTGGTAGGATTATTAACTAATGAAAGCCATACAATACCAGCAGCATTAGATGGTTCAGTTACAGTTTCTGATTTAGCAGCAGCAGGTGGTGAGTTTTTAACATATCAAGGTGTTGTTGGGCTTACTACTGGTATTACTTATGCTAAAACAGCAGATTCAGGTATTTCAACATCTATAAATACGTCATCTGGTATATATACTATAAATTCTTTTCCTGATGCAAATGATAGCGGCTCAGCTACATTTACTGCTACACATACAGATAGCGGTACTGTCATTACTAAAGTTTATACTATAAGTAAAGCAACAAAAGGTGCTACTGGAGATACTGGTGCTACTGGAGATACTGGTGCTACTGGAGATACTGGTGCTACTGGAGATACTGGAGATACTGGTCCTACTGGCCCTACTGGTCCTACTGGTCCTACTGGCCCTACTGGTCCTACTGGAGCTAACGGAGCTACGGGAGATACAGGTACTAGCGGAGCAGATGGTACTAGCAGTCGTTTTGATGTAGCTTATGGTACTACTAGTGTAGGTGGCAGTGTTAATTATCCTTCTGGCTTATTATCTACTACATATACTCCTGCCAGTTCTACAAATAAAACATATATAGGCACAAATCTTATAACTTGGAATAGTGGAGGAAGCGAAACTGCTGTATCTACTACTGCTGGTGACTATGAGTGGACATTGTTAACTGGAGCAGATGGAAATGATGGAGCAGATGGAAATGATGGAGCAGATGGAAATGATGGAGCAGATGGAAATGATGGAGCAGATGGAAATGATGGAACTTCTTCTAGAGTAGATTTTGCATATTCAGACTCAGATAATGGTGTAGGTAACAGACAACTTCCTACAGGATTATTATCTACTACTTATACACCAGCAACTCCTGCAACTACTAATTATTATATGGGCACAAATGTTATTACATGGACTCAAGGAGATTCCGAACCAGCGGTGTCTTCTACCAATGGTGATTATGAATGGGCTGTATTTAGAGGTGATGATGGAGAAGACGGGGCAACAGGAGATACTGGACAAACAGGAGCCACTGGTGGTGATGGGGCTAGAGGGGCAGGACGATTCCAAGTAGAACATACCAATGGCTCATGGGATGGTTTATGGGATGGTTCTACAGAAGATGCGTTAGCAGAGGGAGCTTGTACAGGCGGTATTCCTGTACTGAATGATGTAGTTACCATATATAAAGCATCTCCTGATGAGGCTACACAAGTTACTAAATATTGCTCTGTTGCAGACGGCGCAAACTCTACATGGGCAACATTCGCGTTACATGTGCATGGATCTGCGTTAGTTGATGGCACACTAGATGCTGCTTCTATTATTGCTCATACATCAATGAGATCACCCGTTATTGAATTAGTAGGAAGCACTCACATGAGGGTTTCAGCAGCCCAAGGTTTTGGGTCAACAAATCAATTCATTGAGTGGTTTGGCGTTAATGATTTAACAAATGGTGTTATTAATTTCAGTAATTTAACTGAAGCTAATGCTATTAGTTACTTAAAGACAGATGGTTCGGCTTTTTTTGGTGGTACTATAGTTTCAGGTGAATTAGGTACTTCTAGGTCTACTAGTGATTTAGCTTCAGATGCTGAAGTAATAATTGGCCCCTTTGGTAGTAATGGTGGAAGTATAGCAATTGCGGCATCTGTAACTATGTCTAGAACAAGACGCTCATTGAGAATGTTATCTACTGGAAGTGCTCCAGCAGCACCTACTTGTTCAATACTATTAGAAGAAGAAACTGCACCAAGTACTTGGACTACCCGACAAACAGAAAGTTTTACAGGTACAGGTACTTTAACAAACGAAGAGTATATTGATGAAGGTGATTCTGCGATAGATGGTTGGTCTTATATAACTACACAAAGTTTGGCTGGATCATTCACCTATACAGATAACCAACAAGATACTGATGATAGAACATATAGGTTACGTTTAACTGCCCGTAGCATATTATTTGGATATACTGATGTTCATAATCCGACTGGGCCGTCTTCATATTATACTGATTCTCAGCGGTTAGCATTAGTGAGCTCAGAGTGATATGCTTAACATTACCTATTAGTATAGCTTTAATTGGTTTTTAATGTATAATTTCATAAAACAACTAGAGAAGGTGTAAATATGACTTGGTATACCGCAGCGTCTGTAACAATAGCTAATGGTTCATTACTAGTAGATGTTGTGTCCGATGAAGATCCAGTCAACATATCAGCAGGTGATGCTCTAATTGTTGGATCATTTCCCCCAGTAGAGATAAATTATGCAGAACAATCTGCTGGCCCAGTAACCACTATACATCTAGTAGATCCATGGCCTAATGCTTCTCAAACTATACAACCTGCATATGTATTCCCTACAGCAGGTGATTTTGTAGCAGCTACTCAGGCATTAAGAGATGCCACAACTACGCAAAATAGTAATTCCCCTACAATAGCCTTAGCAGCAGCAATGATAGGCACAATATCCAGTAACAATACACCATTAAGTACAGCAGCATTAGATAGCGTTACTTCTGGTTCAGGTAATACTGGTGTAGGTGTGAATGCTTTAACAGATGTTGTAACTGGTTCAAATAATGTTGGGGTAGGGTATCAAGCAGGTTTAGTATATACAGGCTCATCAGGAACATTTCTCGGTTATAACGCTGGTGGGGCACAAGTAAGCAATGAAATAACTGCTGTGGGAAGCGCTGCTTTAGCTTTGTCCACTGGTGCAGGGAATACTGCTGTAGGTAAAAGTGCAGGAGATGCTATGACGACAGCAATTAATTGCACAGCTGTCGGACAAGATGCTCTTGGAGCTAATGTTAGTGGGGCTAACAATGTTGCTGTTGGATTAAATGCATTATTAGCTAATACAACATCTAATAATACAGCAGTTGGCGCATCTTCTTTAAATAATTCTACGGGCGCAAATAACACAGCGATTGGTTATACGGCTTCTGCAGCATTAACATCTGGAATAAATAGTGTGTCTCTTGGTTCTGCTGCTTTAGCATCAGCAACCACAGCTAATAGGAATACAGCTTTAGGTTATGCTGCTTTAGGTAGCGGGGTATTATTAACAATAACAGGCGATGACAATACAGCCGTAGGATATAACGCACTCAATGTTTGTACAGGGGCAGATAACACAATTGTTGGGTCTTATGCAGGGGATTCTATTACTTCTGGTAAAGGTAATACAGCTATTGGTAAGAGTTCTTTAACAACATTACAGACAGGAGACAATAACACTGCTGTAGGGCTTAATGCAATAAGCACTACAGCAGGGGGTTATAATATAGGCTTAGGTGTTAATGCAGGGAATGCGTTAACAAGTGGTAACTATAATGTGTATATAGGGGGTTATACTGGCTCAAGCCATGCTGCATTATCTAATCAAATAGTTATTAGTGATGGTGCTGGAAATATTGGGTTGCGTATTGATTCAAGTCAGGATGCTACTTTTACTGGTAATGTAGACCTATCTGATGGCGGTAAATTATTACTAGGTGATAGTGATGACCTACAGCTTTATCATGACGGTAGCAATAGTGTTATCGAGGATGTAAACAATTCAACTGATTTAATTATCAGGTCTTATAATCGTTTGCAGCTAAAAGATAAAGCTGCGGACGAGATGTTTATTAATTGTAAGTCAAATGATGCAGTAGAATTATACAACAACGGTGCTTTAAAACTAGAAACCACCTCCACAGGCATAGACGTTACAGGCAATGTATCTTTACCAGACAACGGAAAGGCTACGTTTGGTGATGGTGACGACCTACAGATATATCATGATGGTGGTAATAGTATTATAAGAGATGTCGGTACTGGAGACTTGCGAGTACAAGGCGCTAATCTTCAATTACTGTCGTCTAATGGCAAAAAATATCTTTATGGTGTTGAAGATGCTTACACAAAAATTTACTACGACAACGCAGAAAAACTATCCACCACCAGTACAGGCATAGACGTAACTGGCACAGCCACGATGGATGGTCTTACTGTTGATGCCAATACGGCCACATTCTCTGCGGGTACAAGCGGAGACATGGAAGTTGTTATTCAGGCAGATACAGACAACAACAACGAAGGCGATAGCCCTAGCTTAGTTTTTAAGCAGGACGGCGGAAACACTATAGGTCGTGTAGGTCTTATTGGTAATGCTGATGACGTTTTTACAGGGTCACTAGCTAATGCTCTTTATATGGGAAATGATGCACTTGCAAACTTGCAATTTTACACCAACCTAAATGAGCGTTTAAGGATAGCCAGCAACGGAGACATCAGCTTCTACGAGGACACAGGCACAACGCCTAAGTTCTTCTGGGATGCGTCTGCGGAGTCTTTGGGTATTGGTGGCGCACCAGCGGCTGTAACGCATGGCCCTCATTTGGATTTGGTAGGCAACCGTGGAACTCTCACGGTAGGCACTGGTTACTTTGAAGATAATGGCAGCACAAACTTTATCGGTGGTGCAAGGTCTTTGGCTTTTGGTGCTGGAGGTAGTGACGCACGCATGACCATAGACTCATCAGGCAACGTGTTGGTGGGTACTACTGATACAGCCCCCGCAACAAACAATATAGAAGGTATAATATTAAGAAACGAAGGTCATATTAATGTCAGTCGTGCTGGTGGCGTTGTTGGTTATTTTAATAGAAAGACTGATGATGGAACTATTCTAAGTTTCCACAAAGACGGCACAACCGTAGGTAGTATTGGTAGTCAATCAGGAACCCACATTAATATTGATAGTGGCGGTAATCGCTCTGGGCTTCGTTTTGAGGACAATGGTTTACTGCCCCGTAAAAACTCTGCAATGGCTGACGGAGCAGTTTCGCTGGGAAACAGCGCCTACCGCTTTTCTGACCTCTACCTATCAGGCGATGCCACGATGGGTGATATTGTTGTAGAAGGCTCAACACCGTCAATACTTTTGACAGATACAACTGGCCCTTATACACACACGATACAAGCTGTTAATCAAGAATTGCGCATAGAGGCAAACGATGATTTAAGAGTTGAAACAAACAACACCCAACGTATGCGTATTGACGGGGCAACAGGAGACATCTCCTTCTACGAGGACACAGGCACAACGGCTAAGTTAACGTGGGATGCTAGTGCTGAAGCTCTTAACTTTGCTGATAACGTTAAGGCTACGTTTGGTGATAGTGATGACCTACAGATATTTCATGATGGTACTGATAGCTACATTAGTGACCAAGGAGCAGGAAACTTACACATTTTAGGCTATGGAAGTACATTTATTGAATCAGCCGATGGAACTAAAGTTTCAGCACAGTTTGTTCCAGATAGTTATACGAGGCTGTACTACGACAACGGATCCAAACTAGCCACAACCGCCACAGGCATAGACGTTAATGGCACAGCCACGATGGATGGGCTTACTGTTAATTCTGGAACAGCAAACACAGTAGCGACTTTCCAATCTACGGACGATACTGCAACGCTCGTTTTAACTGACGATGACTCGACTAATAAAATACATTCAAGCGCCTTGGGTATAAGATTTGAAGTTGGTGGCGAAGAACGTATACGCGTCAAGCCAAGCGGAGTGGGTATTGGCACTCATTTGCCTAGTGACTCCTTAGACATATCAGAAGAAGGTACTTGTGCACTACGTTTGACTGACTCATCATCCCCTGCTACTTACGCTCGAATTAGACAGTCCAATGGTACTTTAACTTTTGAGGCTGATGCTGGAAATGCTCAAGCTGCTTCTAATATACAGTTTGAAGTTGATGGCGAAGAGCTGGTTAGAATTGTCGGACCCGGCAAAGTGGGTATTGGTACCAACGGCCCGCAAGCAGGTCTACATATTATGGAAGACCATACTCAATTAATCTTAGCAGGGTCGGCAGGTAGTAACGATAAGTTTATGGCATTTGATGTAGATTTAGTTGCTGATGCTGATACTCAATTTATCACTGTAGACCAAGCTGATGATTTGGCTTTTGGCGAAAAGGTAAACGACAATGATCGCGTTATTGAAAACGAGTGGATGCGAATCACACATGCAGGCAACGTGGGTATTGGTACTGCCACAGTAAACGCAGACTTACACGTACACAAAAGTTCTGGGGCTAAACTTTGGATAACAGCCGCAGGAGAGAATCCTAGTGACGCAGGTAGTTTACGTTTTGCTGAAATTAGCAACGGTAGTAACTACTTTGAGTTTAAGCACGATGGTAGTAATAACAAGCTAAACCTCACTACAACTAATGGAGATTTAGTTACTTTTGACAGAGCCAATTTGAGGGTGGGTATTGGTACGGATTCGCCTAGTGGTACGCTTGATGTAACTACTACAAGCAGTACCTCTCTTGACATACAAGGTGGAGACGGGAACAGTAAAAATATAGTATTCCGTAAGACCACAGGAGGCGCACAGCAAGCAAAGATAGGTGCTGTTGGTGATGATTTGCGTTTCACTACTGGTACTACCACAGAACGCATGCGCATAGACTCATCAGGCAACGTGTTGGTGGGTACTGATTCTGCGGTTGTTGCCAACAGTTCTGCAAATGTCGGCACAGCGATAGGCTCAGGACTTATAGAGTCTGCAAGGGCGGGCGTAGTTGCTCAGTTTAACCGTCATTCTGACGGTTCTATTGTTGAACTACAAAAAGACGGCACAACCGTAGGTAGTATTGGTACTGGCGGAGGATTGTATTTTGCGGGTGCTAATGGTGGCTTTAGAGTTCATTCAGGCGGCACAAAGATATTTCCTTGTACGGCAAGTAATGCCACCAAGGATAATGCGATTGACTTAGGTGCAGGTGATGCACGCTTCAAAGACGCATACCTATCAGGCGGTGTCTATGCAGGTAATTCAGCAAATACAGCAGGTAATCTTTTCTTACATATAGACGGTAAGGCTGACGGTGTAACTACTGGCTATAAAATAAGAAGTGGAGTAGGAGTAAGTACAGGTAGTTCACACATTGCTTTTATAAATCCAAATGGCATTGTTGGTCAAATTAGGACTGACGGTTCAGCAACCGCCTACAACACCTCATCTGACTACCGTCTTAAAGAAGATGTACAACCCATGTCAGGCGCTACAGACCGACTCAAAGAGTTGAAGCCTGTAAACTTTGCATGGAAAGCTGATGGTTCACGAGTAGATGGCTTCCTAGCACACGAGGCACAGGAAGTTGTACCCGAAGCCGTACATGGCACTAAAGACGGAATGCAGACTGAGGAATATGAAGTATCTCCTGCAACTGGTGACATTTATACTCCTGCGGTTGAAGCTATAGAGGGCGTAGAGGCAGTTGAATATGTTGCTCCTGTAGAAGCTCAAGAAGCTGTATTAGGCGAGCGTCAGGTAACAGAAACTGTTGAGACAGGTTCTTATGTTAATCTTGCAGGTGAAACTATTGTTGAAACCCAAGAGATTGGTGTGACCGAGGAATCTACTGAGACTGTAATTGAGCGCCAAGATATTGATGGTGTATCCACAGAAGTTGAAGTTGAGCGTACAGTATCAGTACCAGTGATGGAGTCTTATGAGATAAGCCCTGCGGTTGAAGCTGTCGAAGGTGTCGAGGCTGTCGAAGGTGTCGAGGCTGTCGAAGGTGCAGCTGAAGTCATACATAGTGCTGACGCAGAACAACCATCGGAGTTAGAAGATGGGCAACTCTGGAGAGAAACTACGGCTGCTGTTACAGGTGAGCGTGATGTGGAAGACTACCAAGGTATTGACCAAAGTAAGCTAGTACCATTATTGGTTGCTACTATACAAGAACTTGAGGCTCGAATAGCACAACTTGAAAACAATTAGAGGAATAAAACAATGGCAGTAACTTGGACAATCTCAACACTAGAACGCAACACTGATGGTGGTGTTGTAATAGTACATTGGCGAGCATCAGACAGTGAAGTAATAGGCTCTGGCGATGACGCTGTAACACACTCAGGTAACTCTTGCGGAACTTCTAGCTTCACTGTTGACGTAGATGCTAAAGACTATATACCCTATGCAGACCTTACTGAAGAAGTTGTAATAGGTTGGGTGAAAGAAGACGTAGACGCTGACGCTATTGAGGCCAGTATTGCTAGTCAGATTGCAGAGTCTAAAGCTCCAATACTAATAGTGGGAGTGCCTTGGTAGTGGTTACTATACAAGAACTTGAGACATGTTAATAACTAGGAGAAAGAAGAATGGCAACAGCAGTCGCGCGTACTAAGAAAATTATAGAAAGTATTCTAGGTGTAACAGTTAGTAGAACTAATGTAGCTAAAATAATTAAAGGATATTTAAACTTTCCTGAAGGTACTAATGAAGAAGTGGCTCAGATGTTTATTGACCAGCAAGAAAATATTATGCGTTCTGTATATAGATCACATAGTGAACAGAAGCAAAGAGCAGTAGATGAAGCAGCAGCAAAAAACGCTGGTGATATTGCAATGACTGTCTTTGACTCAGCAACATAATTTACAGGCCCCAAAAACAATCGAGTGAGTAAATATTAATTCTGCCGGTTATGCCGGGAGACATACGAGGGAAATACAAATGAGTGAACGTGAAATAGAACGAATCGAGATTAGTTTAGCGCGAGCTAAAGAAAATATAAGTAATATGGAAGTTCTTAACGAGTTATTAGTTGATAAGAACTTTGTTAAGTTGATTACAGCCGGTTACTTTAGAGATGAAGCTAGTCGTTTAGTACTTTTAAAGGCAGATTCCAGTATGCAAACTGAAGAACACCAGAACGCTATTGATAAGTCTATAGCTGCTATTGGGTACTTCCGGCAATATCTGGTTACTATCATGCAGCTAGGCGGCATGGCTCAGAAAGCCATGGAAGATAACGAAGCTACGGGAGATGAACAAGAGTTAGAGGCGGGAGTTAAAATGACTGAAATAACTACTGCTGAAGTGGAGGAAGATAGTGGGGTCGCCGGTTGTTGATCTATAGCTAATATTGTTGATTTGTAATATAATCTGAGTATGAATCTTATACTCAGAAGAAACGCACATACGTTATTTGGCACGTTTGGTGAGCTAAGTGTTGGTGATCAGCTTTTCTACACGGTTGAGCAGGATTGGGAAGGTAATAAACCTTTTAAGTCTTGTATACCAAACGGTGCGTATGCAGTAGAGTTGTTTGACTCTGCTAAGCATGGGGCAAGTTTGATTATTTATAATGACGTGCTCGGTGTTGGTAAGTTTTCTGGGGATGCTAAGCGGTTTGGGTGCCTTATACATAAAGCTAATTTGGCCTCTGAATTACAAGGTTGTATAGCCCCCGGAACGCGGGTTGGGTTTTATAAAGGCCAGTGGTGTGTTAGTAATTCTACTGCCGCTATGAATCAGATTCTTTTATTATTGGATAAGGATAAGCGGCATACCCTTGACATTGTTTCGGAGTTTCCGTCTTTTATAGAGTGATTAACTTATGTCGGCTCAGCATTATAGAAGGATTAGAGATTTGAAATCAAAGTATCAAGAGCATCGTGTTAGCGATGACCCAAACCATAACCATAACCTTGAACATAATGTACGTTTAAAAAATTTGGAACATGATATTGTGTTAAATACGACTGTATTAGGGGAAATTGTAGCCCAGAATGAGAGGTACGCAGATTATCTTGATACTTTGATTGAACGTGAAAGAGACGCGGTACTGTTTTGGAAAGATATTAGAAAGAAATTAGCAGTATCTACTATCTGGGGCGCAATATTACTTATAGCCGCTGTACTTTGGTACGCAGTTACGCGTTATGTAAAAGATTTATGAAACCTTTAGATTTTGTCGTTAAATATTGGGTAGTGCTTGTTTTTAGCGTAAGCGGCATCTCTACTGTTGCGATTGGTGGGCAGAAGATTAAAAATTTTGAGGAAGCTCTTAAAAAGCAAATAATTCAAAATGAAGAAGTTCAAGAGATGAAGGTAGAGCAAAAAGTTCTCGTAGAACGCACAAAAACTATTGTAAAATCTTTAGATAAGCAAGAAGAAAACATGAAACTTCAACAAGAAGTGCTGATAAAAATTTTATTGAAGCTAGAACAACCTGAATAGGGGAAGAAACTACACCATCGTCAGCAGGAGATGTAACGCCAACGACGGTGAGTCCAATAGGTGGGAGGGTTATTCCGTTGTAAGTTCCATTATATGATCAACTAATTCGTTGTGCGTATAAAGAACATGTGCCCAGTTAGGTACCCCGTTTTCCCATTCTTCAGGATCTTCGAGTATGATAGCCATTCTGGGCATCCCTATAATTACATAAGTTTGTTTGTTACATCGGTATAATGCTTTTAGCCATGATAATTGCTGCGGAGTTAACGCTGGTGTTATCTTTGTGGATTCTCGTTTCGGGGCAGAGTTCAACCATTTGAACTCTACCCATATATCGGTTTTGTTCCCTAAAAACCATGCGTCAGGTACTCCACCTGCAAAATTATCGTTGATTTTCCAAGCTTTTTCAACGCCTTTTTCACGGCATTTCTTTATTATTTTGGAGGAGAACGAGTGCTCGTTCACGCAGCTTTCTTAGGTTTAGCTGCTTTCTCGTTTTGATAAACGGCTTGGAAACCGATGAATCTTTTTATGTCGTTCTTGACCCGGGACTTAGCGCGTTCTGAAGATTCAACTAGAGTAGCGATATACTCGTCAATTAAAATCTCATTTTCTAGTGCTGCCTCGTAAGACATGGCTTCAGTTAAATCGGTAAATTCTTTACCGTCGTTAGTTGTGTAAACTTCACGTGTTTCAGTTTTCATTTTTAATACCTCGTAGTATTGTTAATAGAATTACGTGAGGGGGCCCTTGTCCGCCTCCCTATCACGTAATTTGGTTAAATTAGTCTTTGTTATGCCAGAGATTATATTTCTCTTTTAACACATCGTAGACTTCTTCGGATGGGTAGCCGGCTAACTCTATATTTGGAGTGAACCAAGAACCCATGTTATTGCTTTGGGTCTGTGGAGTAATTCTCCAAATACCTGCAAAGCGGTCAGCGTTGGGGTAAGCAGACAGGATTTGTGTATTCCACAATCTGGATGCTTTAAGGGCTGTATTTCTGAAGCTAAAAATAGCTGCAGATTCCAAGTTACCGGTTTCAGCATCGAAAAGAGCCAGCGTATGCTTATGGTTCTCTTTAATGTCGTAATCGGATGGATTTAAGCCTTCTGCTTCCAAGTGTTCCATTGCATCTTCTTGAAGTGCAAATTCACCTTGAAAATCGTCGCCTAATTGGCGTTTCTTATTGACGGAAAATACCGTATTAACAAACATGTTTGCACATAGTAGTTCATCAGATACTTCCTTAGTGACAGTATTGTAAAACTGTCCGGGTTCTGCACCTTTTACATACTCAGGAGAGCCTTTAGTACAAGGCTTGGAAATGCTTTGTAGTAAAGATATATAAGGTACGGTTAGGTCATCCGCTGAAATATTTTCATTACCAACAGAAGTGTCAGTTTTTAGATAATCAGGGAGGGTTGTTGCGGGTTTTGCGATTAGGTTTTTAGCCATTTTCGTTTTTCCTTCTTCGTTTATAGTGCTTTAGGTTTCGTATTAGCTTGTTAATCAAGCACTGTTATATTAACAAACTTCGTGGTTATTATCAATATTTACACCGTAGGCATAGTATCTAAAGTTAATACCTTTTGGTAATGGTTTACCGTTTTTCTTAGTTATCATGTATGGGTTAGGGTTGTTTCCATGTACTGCAGCAACGGTACCACCTGTTTTTATCAGAGCTTCTGCTACTTTTCTTGTTATCTGTCTCACTTGTGGTTTCCTTGGGTGGTATGTAGGCATAGTATGCGCTTCCTTTTGGATGTATTTCAGTAAGAAATTTTAAGTTTTTTAAGTCTTTACGGTAGTCCAAAAGTATTCTGGAATTGTAAGTCCTTCATCAATAAAACGGTAGCTAATTTTTTGCCCCATTTTTAGTAGTGCTTTCGTGTGTGTTTGTTTTATTTTCTTTTTTTCCGAAGATTCGTTCAAAATTTTCATCGAATTTATCCTGTTGTTTTTTAGAGAGCCGTCGTTGCCTACTTCCTTTTCCGTACGTTTGGTGTATACTCATGATACTTTTCTTACAGAGATACTACGTTTAATGAATTTTTCTACTGGAATTGCAGAGCCGTGTAATGATACTGCTTCTTCTACTGCTTTTTGTGTTAATCTGCGTTGGAATAAGTAACTCATTTTGTTTTCTTCTACATATTCATAGAAGTCTGTCCAATCAGTAGGAGTAAACACTTTTTGTTCAGAAACACTTACTGTGTGGCCTTCGATACGAGTTAATGTTTGTTGGGCTTCATTCATTTCTTGTAGTAGATTTGTATCTATTTCCATGAGCTCTTTCTTTTTTGCTGATAATTCACTATTAAGTTTTTTTATTTCAGCATTTAGTTTTAATCTTTCCACGACTATATCGTGGATTATCGCTTTATTGGTCATTTTATAACCCTTCTTGAGTTGTAGTTAGTAGGTCGAGTATGTTAGTTACTCGGTCAATTTTACCTTGTAGCATGTCATAAATTACTGGTTCCCTTGTGTTCCTTGCTGCCAGTAATATGGTTTCCGTCTTATGTGTTTGCCCTGCCCTATATATTCTGGCGTTGAGCTGTAGAAAGTGTTCGGCATTTGGGGTAGGACTTGACCAAATGGTAGTCCTACCTTGTGTAAGAGTGAGACCATGTCCTGCGGATTGCGGGTGTACAATAAGTAGGTCGTAACTTCCTTCTTGGAAATCTGATACAATCTCTGGCCTCTTGGTTGCCGACACTGTACCGTCAATAACAGCGTAGCGAAGCCCATCTTTTTTAGAGAGTTCAACAAGGGCCTCTCGCTCGTGGCGCCAATTAAAGGCAACAACACAAGGCCACGGTCTGGCTTTGACGAGTTCCAAGACTTGCTCGTATCTTTCAGTGTGCAGAATTGTTTTTGATTTATCTTCATGTGCAGATTTGCAATAGTTTATTAGCTCTGACAGCGGCGTTGACTGCATTGACTTCCCCATTCTGTAAGGCAAGAAGGCTATCCTTTTGCATTTTTTTGTAAGCACTCATAATCCTTGGGCCCAGTGTAGTCTGGACAGTAAAAGTGTTATGTTCTGGTAAGCTTAAGCACTCTTCTTTGGAGTAGCGTATGTTTATATCAGCTAATTGATTGGCGATAATTTCACGTGCTCCGGGTTTGTCTTCCCATTTAATGGCATGAATATGTGCCCCGACTTGTTTGCCAATTGCTACGTTGCTTCTATATTTAAAGAAACTGTCTCCTAGTCTATCGCCATCATCTAGTATGAATAGCATTGACCACATGTCTAACAGCGATTGAGTGGCTGGTGTACCGGTTAGCCCTCGTCTGTACTCAAAGAAGTGTCTGATAGCGATGAGAGCTTTTGTACGTTGACTAGTGCCACGTTTAAATGCAGTTATCTCATCTACAATTAGCTCATCGAAGTCTTTTAAGAATTGCCCTTTTGTAGCTTTACACTGTTGGAGAATCCATTTTACTGCGTCGTGATTTGTTATGTAGATGTCTGCCGCATTCGCAAAAGCTTGGCTTCTGTTTTTTGCTAGAGCAATACTTGTTTTAAGTTCCGGTGTTGCTTTTTTGCAGTCGTCTACCCATGCGCTTTCGAGTATAGATAATGGGGCTAGAACTAGACACTTTTTACGCCCTTTTCGTTCGGAGTATGCTTTTAGGTGCGCGATTGTTTTGCCTACTCCCGGATCGCTTGTGTTGAATATTGATTTGTTCTTTAAAGTCTTCTTGACTGTTTTTTCTTGGTGCTTGTAAAGCTTCATTTTTTACTCCTTGTTTTTTGTTTTGTATTTTTTCGTAAATCTCTTCACGGTGTACGTCAATATTGAAAGGAGCGTCAATACCTAAACGTACTTGGCCTTTGGAGCCGAGTATTGTAATTCGTATATCATCTCCTATCATTATTGATTGTCCTGTGTTCCTTGTTAGTATTAACATTTATAGTACTCCCCATTCGCATACTGGTTGTCCAGTATCCTCATTAATAGTAGATTTAAGTGCGCAGTATTTGCAATTAAATTTGTTTGGTTGTGGTATGAAATTGGTGCATGTAGTCATATTCATAGCGCGCTTGGTAAATTGTTGTTTCATTGGTTCAAGTTGCTCTTTTGTGTAGCCTCGTTCAAGTTTTAGGCAGTTTTCGTCAATATAGCACGCTCCTACGTGAATATATTCAAGTTCAGGGAACCTAGCTGCTGCAGAAATAGCGTACAGAAGCAGCTGTTCGGCATGTTTCATCTCATTATTGCGACTTTTGCCTGTTTTCCAGTCAGTGATGATTGCGGAGGTTTCTGATTCCCTTTTAAAGTAATCAATAATAAATACTCCCCAGAAATTATCTTTGTCTGAAATATTCCAGTCCATATCAATGTACCAGTTTTGTTCTACAGTGATTAGACCGTTGGGGTATGTTTCTCTGGCTTTTTCTATGTAGGCTTTTGGTATATCTCCCATTTTGGGGAGGTCAGCTATTTCACCTTTTATAAATTGTTCAATTTGGTCATGGTACGCTGTTCCTCTATTAGCTGCTGGGCCAGATTCTTGCCTGTGGCCTTTTACTTTCTCAAGGTAGCGTCTGAGGGGGCATTCTTCAAAGGCTTTGAGTCCTGAGAATGACCATGTGGCAAGTTCGCCAAGTTCCGTTTTTACTTCTATCGGTTTATACCAATTCATGCTGTTTTTCCTAATATGTCTGCGACGTGAGTGCCGGGTGCTGCTTTGATTAATACTTGTTTCTCTTGGTTAGTAAGTTCAGGGTCGTTAAATTCTACGAAGTAAAATCTGCCTTTCTTACCATTATATGAGGACGGTTTATTACTTATCCCACGACGAGCAAGCATTTTGCTAACTGCTGGTGCTGATAAATCTGTAAAAGTTATTGCTCTGTAGACTGTTGCGAGTTGTGAGGAGGTAATACCTATTTTAGTTCCTATTGCTTGGTCAGCTAACCATCGCCTTACTTCCAGTTGTGCTGTTTTTAAAACAATTTGTGCGTTCATGTCTTCGGGTGGAACATCATCAGGAGTAAGATAAAGTAAGTCCAGAAAATAATCAAGGTTGTGGTTAAGGATAGCGTTACAGAAATTCTCTGCTTGTGTTCGACTAGCGTTCGCTGCCATTTTCTTTGCTTCATTATTTAAGGCTTGTCGGGCATTAAATAAATCGACTTGAACTGATAATATAAAGTTGGTAAATATTTGTAGTTCATCGTTGAGTTGGTCAACTATTTGTTTTGAATCGAACCACGGTTTTGCGTCTATTTTCTTTTCTTGCCTTGGTGCTATATTGAATCGTCGTTCTCTATCCTCTACTTGAATCATGTCGTGTTTATTACTGAAAAATATAAATGCTTCTATGCCTTTTATGTTTTCTGACACTTTCTGCATAGCACGGACTGAGTTGTCTGTTTCTGCTACCCAGTTTTTTATTTTCTCCATAATTCGGTCGCCTGTTTTTCCTTTGGGCAATTCGAACTCGTCTATCACTATTAGTTGTTTGTTGATTCTCCATGCATCGAATTTGTCTTCTATTGCCGAGCCAAGATGCATACCTAAGTTTTGCTCTCCAAATAAAGGCTTTAATACGTAATTGTAAAGCAGCCCTTTGCCTGTTCCTTGGGTACCCCACATGAACCAACACGTATTTGTTTTCTCTTTTACTTGAAGCACGAAGGCAAGCCAGTTCAGGAAATGAATGTATTCTGTGGTTCCCTCTCCTAGTACGTGGAAAAGTAGTTTGTGAATAGTTGGGCATAGTTTTTCCAAATCCGTAATTTCTGGCGTTGTTGTTAATTGTTTAGCTTCTTTTATATATTCGCTAGTATCGTAGGTATTTATTACTTTTTGCTCATAGTTCACTTTGGTTAAAGATTTGGGGTCAAATGCTATATCCCATTCGAGTAGGGTTTCAGGCATTATCATTCCATGTTCTTTGTAAAAGTGCTTGGCTTTGGTTAAATCTGAAGCAGAAAGTCGTAAAGTATCGAGTTCTGTGTTGTGTCCTACTTTGTACACTAAATCATCTTGTTTAGATATTATACAAAAGTTGTTTATTGGGTTTGCTTTTTGAATTTCTACGGTATTTGCTGCAACGTATGCGTCATACCCTGCTTCATCTACGTCAATCCAGCGGAAAATAGGTTCACTTTTGAAATTATATATAAAGTCTGGTTTACCTATCGGGTGGTAATAGCCATTACTGTTACCTCCGTTAAGATTATAATATACATAGCCACGGGCCGTGTACGCGTACGATAAGCTTCCTGGAGTTGGGTTACGTAAAATATGTGCTGGTTTTCCGTCGATAAGTAGATTTTCGTAACGTGCCTTGTACTTATTGTTTAGGCCCTGCTCTTTACGTAATTTGTTTATTATTTGGTTCTTTTCGAGTCCGTAATTAGCGCCTGCTAGTTCAAGTAGCGGGGCGGTTGGTAAGTACTCGTTTTTCTTTTTAGTTAGGATGATTCTATCTGTACTTAATTTGAATGGGTCGGGTTTATCTTTGATTTCTGGTGGGGCGATATAAATAATTCTAGTGTTATCTGCTACGCATCTATCTAGCGTGTATTTGACGTCCCAGCCTGTTTTTGTTAGTCCTAGGTTCTCTCTGTAGTAATCCAGCTCGAAATTCATGTTAGTTAACGATTGTTTCAGTGTTGCTGGCTGTACTTCAGTGTCTAATAGAAAAAATAAATGTAAAGAGGCTTTATTTTGTATGAAACCAAGGCTTGCGCTGGCTTGTGCGATATAAGATACGTTTCTAAAGTATTTTGGTAATGTTTTAATTATTTTTTCAGTTAGTTGTTCTAGTTTTGCTTTACTTAGTGGCGCTTTGGGTATTTTAAATTCTGCTGAGTCTATATCGAGTACTAGCCAGCTAGTTAGTGTTGTGTTAGGTACCATGCCGGCACGTGATTCTTTTATAATGTCTTCAGCTATGGGTCCTTTTAGTAAGCAGTGTCCTTTTTTTGCGTGGGCTGAAATTTTATCAAAAAATTGCGTGATATTTTTGATCAAAAAACTGTGGGATGTAAAATTTTTAGTATGTGGATAATTCGTAGTTTTTTCTGGGGATATAAACTTAGTTAATGGTTTATTCCCTTCGAGAAAGGTAACTTTGAACGGCATCGCGACCTCCTGTTTATTTACTGTAATTTTTTGCCCAGCCGCCTTCAGAATTAAGGGGTAAATCAGGCATCCATGATGGGGGTGTACCCATTATTTTCTCGACTACTGCATCCGCATGTTTGACCGCTTTTTTCGGGCCGATTGCTAAAATTTCGTCGTGAACTTGTAATGCTACTCTCCATTCTGGTAGTTGTCTAGTGGTTTCTAACATAACACTTTTTATTACTATTTGAGCCAATGCTTGGACAATATTTTCGGTTAATTTTCCTCCGTATAGGGTAGTTGTTCCCGATTTGGTATCATACCCCCAGCCGCCCTGCCATGCCCGTAAATTAGGGTAATGTAGGTATAGTCCGTTGGGCAATAATATCTTTTCTTTGTATATTTTTAAGCACTTATATTCAAGGACGTGTTCATCAGGCATAAGGGGGTCATAGGTATCACTTGCGGTAGCCATCCAGTATATAAACCGGTCACATGTTTTCCAGAAATTAGTGATACCTGTATTAGTTTTTCTGTACACATTATATACAATATGGTCGTACATCGTGTCATCGGATAAGTGTATTGGAGGCATGCCGAGTGGCCCTGCATTTAGGGTGTCTTTGAATTTTGCGCCAGACATACCGTAGCCTAGGCCGAGGACAGCCATTTTTCCTACGCCTCGTTCTGTGGGATATTGGTGCTTATTAATAGGGTGTCCGTAGATTTTTTCAGCCATGACTGAATACGGGTCACCGTTTTGTCTGAAAATTTCAATCAGGTCATGTTGGTCAGCAATAACTGCCAGAATGCGAGCCTCAATATTGGATAAATCTCGTACAAGTATTACTTGTTTCTTTGGTGCACGTAAAGCGAGTCGGAGTACACCTCCGCGGGGTAAATTTTGTAGGTTGGTTTTGTCTGAACCGCCGAGCCTGTGCGTGTGTGCAGCAGAATATTTTAATGCTGCGGGCATTTTGTTATTAGCCACATTAGCTATATTTATAAAGCGTTCGCAACGGGTTTCTTCAATAGTAGATTTTACTGCTTGGCGTGCTCTAAATAGATGGGCTAGTTGGGGGTTATCTTTCTGGAATTTTTGGTAGGGTAAATCGCCTTTAGCGAATGCATAAGTAGGTTTGCCAGTTGCAGGACTGACTTTCATAGGACATTTAACACCGTGAGCTTCTATTAGATTTGCATACTGGGGGTTACTGGCTAGTACTTCTTTTGTAGTACCGGAAGCATCTATTAGTTTTTGTTTTTCTTTTAGTATAGTTAATAAGTGGTTTTCTAGTAAGGGTTTGTCTAATTTAATAACAGGTTTACAGAACATCTCTGCAAGCATGTTAATCATAAGTAATTCGTTGGTTGGAAATTCTTTAAGCATTTTACGGTAAGAGAGGTGAGTAAGTAATACGTCTTGGATGCAGTAGTTACCTATGGTGTTGAATAGTCCTGCTTGATGTAGGTCACGTACCCCTTTACTATGGGCTAGCTCGGAGCCTTTACGTAAATCTAGTCGTTTGGGAAAAATACGTTGTACGAAGTCTTTCAAACGAGCGCTTGAATTAGGTGCAAGTCCTCGTGACATGGCTGCAGTATCGGAGTAAAAAGCAGGATGCCAGTTATAGATATGGTGAAGCACATATCCATCAAATAACACGTTTTGGCATATAAGATTAATATCACCTAAACTGTCCAGATGGTCAAGGACTGCAGGAATATTTGGTTCATCAATTATTGCTATTTCTTCGTCAGCTATTTTGATGCCCATCATGTGCACTTTAAATTCAGGATGCCCTACGTATTCAGGTGTTGATAGTTTTGCGAATCCTACTTGAGCATCGTAGTAGGACTCGAAGTCAATTGTTATATCAATCATTGTTGTTCCTCGTAGGTTGCTATACCAAGATAACGTTGTAGTTTTTCTTCATTTTTTGCTTTTGTTGAAAACATTTGCCACGGGTTTTTTGCTAAGCGTTCAGCAACACTTGCGCAGTCGTTTATAAAATCTTGTTTGTTTTGAGAGTACCAGTAACGAGTGAATTCGAACATGGTAAATGTTGCTAGTTGCATTCTATCGTAATTGGTTAATTGCATGGTAAACCATTTTGGGTGGATTAATCCAATACAATCTGGGAGGTTTGGTGATCCCCAACGGTGTTGTTTGTATTCTACAGATTTAATTTTTATGGGGTCAATTTTTTGTGAGAAGTCATGGCTGTCATTGACGTGTATGTAATGTGAGAAGTGTTTCATCTTGGCGAGTACTTTAAACTCGAAAGCAAAGGAGTTGTAAAAGTCTTTGTAACGTTTTTTGAGTTTGCGGTCGAAGACTCGTTTTTTAAGTTTATCTTTTTGATATAACTCATTGGTTTTAGTATTTATATAGATAGGTTTGTCGAGTCTGACTTTTGTTTCGGGCCAATTTCTTAGTCCATCTTGTCGAATTATTGCGTGGTCATATCCTAGAGTACGGGGGGCGAGTTCAGTTAGTTGAAGCATTGACATAACGCTCCAGTCTTTAGGCTGAATTATTTTTAATTCCTCGCCTATTTTTTCAGCAATTTTTGTTGGTTTGATTGGGTTTGGGTAACTGGAGTACATAGTACTTATTGTGTAATCTCCATTGCGTTTTGTTTTTATATAATAGTGGTTATTGTATCTACCTGTTTGGACTAGTGTGCCTGCTTTTTGTAGAATTTCTTGTTGCCGTTCTACTTGCCGTATAAATTCTTCATGGTAATTTTCTATTATTTTTGGTGGTGTGTATCCCCAAGCCATTGTTAATCTCCTATTTTTTCTAGTGGTTTTACAGTACCGAAAGGTGCTCCATTGTCCCAATGGAATTCTTTGTCAGGAAAAGTAGAGCTAAATTTAGTTCTCATATAATCGAAACTTTCTCCATTCCATGTGCCTTGTGTAAAGTTACGGGCTTTACATTTATATATAGCTCCAACTATTAATTTGTCTTTTGGTATGTAGTCCATGTTAGTTCTCTTCGTAATCTGCTATTTCCATTCGTTTCTTTTTATCGCGAAAATTATCAATCCAATCCATGTAACGATAAACACGGCCTCGTAAAGCTATTGTGTGTACTGTGCTCCATATTGTTATTAGAGCATTTAATACAAGTAATGCTATTAATGTGTTGTCCATAATTAAAACCTTAATTCTATAGTATCACCCCAAGGGGCAGTGATTTTCCCTGATATACACCAGATAACTGGGTATGGTGGTGGGTCGTGAGGGAAGCGTGCTTCTCCATCAGTGAAATATAACAATGCGTCTGGTAGTTCGCCATGTAGGTTTTCATCTACCCAATTAAACGCGGGTTCGAAGTATGTTCCACCTCTACCGTATACGTTAAAATTTAACTCGTCGTCTGGGCCAAATTCTTCTACTTTTTGTACTTTAGTATCAAGATGTAGCATGGTGGCTTTTTCACTGTGGTTGTCAAGCATAATAGCCTGTAGTTCTGAGGCATAGACTTGTAGTTCTTTATTACTTACTGAGCCAGAAGTGTCAATTGCCCAGATTAGTTTGCCGGTGGGTTTCTTTTCGAAGTGGGGTAGATAAATAGTATCAAGCATTCGTTTGTAGGGTCGGTGCCAGACTTGATCTCCTAGCGCGCGGGGTTGAAGTAATTCTCTTAATCTTTCTTTCCAGTTTACTTGTGGTTCGTGGTTTGCATCAATTAATTCTTGCATACCTCCGGGTATTGAGCCTGCTTGTTTAGCTGCAGCGATACCAGTATTTGTTAAAGTTTTAGCATCAGTTTCAGCTATTTCTTTTTTGGCTTTAGGTGGTTTAAGGATATTACCTACTGGTTTCTGTTTACCGTTACCATTTTGATTGCCTAGGGCTTCAGCAACGGCTTCCATTGCTTCTTCAAGTTCTTTTTGTTGTTTGAGGATTTCTTGGATTTTGGGGTCTTTCATTAAGTTGTCATAGATTTTTTCAGCGTGCATATTTTCGTATTTAGTGTCATATAACCAGCCGCCTTCACCATTTGCATCGTTTTGTTTTAGGGGAAAACCGTTTCTCATTAATATTGGGTTAATGGCGTAGTCACATGCAAAATTCCAAATTAATGGGTTCCGGTTTCCGAGTCGGGTATGATGTAAGCAAGTTACGTGTAAGACCTCGTGAGCGATCGCGGTAGTGGTTAAATCTTCACCTATTTTTTGTACATAATCAGGATGATAATATATTTTGTATCCATCTACTGATAGAGTAGGCGGTTGTAAATCAGCTGTTGGTGCCATTTCTAATCTGAGTGCAACTGCTCCGAAGAATGGTTGCTCAAAAATTAAATTGGCGCGTGCTTTTGTTATGATACGGGCGGGTTCCATTGTTTATCCTCCATTGTTTCCTTTGTTGCTATCACTAAAGCGGTTGAGTGCTTTAATTAGTGTAGTGTCTTCTTTTGAGGTATCTTTTGGTTTAGGTATTTCAGGTAATCCCAGTTCTTTGCGGTGTTTTAACTCGTCTAGTTCTTGTTTGCGTGCTTCAGCAGCGGCTATACGGTCTCTTTTTCGTTTTGCTTCTGCGGCGTTCTTTTTGTTTTGTATAGCTTGTTCTTTTTGCGAAATCCAAGTTTCTACATATTCGTGGTCTTTAATAAGGGGCCAGATTAAAGTATTTGCTTGTAGTTGTTTCAGGGTTGTGTAGTTCTCCATTTCAATTCCTTGTTGACGTATAGAGTGACATAGTTTTTGAAGTTTAGCTCCTGTTTGGACTAATTGCTCATATTCGTCATAAATATCGGCAGCAAAAACTTCTGCTACTTTGATTGGCACTTCTAATGAGCGGCCGTATTGATAGCCTGAGCTAGTTAAAGCAGCCAGTTTTAGTGTTGGTGTTTTTGTGTCGGTTATTAGGTCCTTTATGTCCAGTTTTGTCTTATGCTCTTGTTTATCAATAAACGTTACCTCAAAAGATAAAGGTCTCTCGCTATTTTGTGGGTACTCAAACAACGGGTGGTTGTCTTCGTTTGCGTTGTGTTTTCCGAGTAAATAATTGCCCATATTGTTTGTTATAGTTTTATTTGTAGTAAGGTCTGTGAGGGTCTTTCTTATTGTTTCGTGCTGTTGTTTAACTGTTGTGGCTACTAAATATAACTCGGGTGGGAACAAATAGTTGAATAATATGGTTAATTGGTCATCTTGTTGTAAAAATTTTGTTATCATTTTTCGCCCGGTGGCTTCGGCTTTATGGCCTTGCATTACAGCGATATGGTGTACTTGGCGTATGAACTCTTTAGTTAATCGCATATATCCTCCTAGAATAATATGTCTTCGTTTTTCTCTGCCCATTCAGCAAAAGCAGTAGTGCCTCCAATCATGGGTTGTCTTGAAAGTGCGTCTTTTACGCATGTTGCTTGAAATTCAGCAGGTAGGCGTATGACGTATTTTATGATATTTTTAATGTTTTTCATGTCGGCTTTGGCCGCCAGTCCTGAGCAGATTGCGTATTGCATTCCGGGATTTTCAGGTACATTAAAATCGTTTGGTGCTTTGATAAGTTTATTTAAGTCTGGTAAGTCTTTGTAATATTCTGCGTAGCCCATGAATTTTGCTGCTAGTTCTTGACCTACTGTTCCTATGATTAGGTGTTTAGCCCTGTTAATGTCTCCTTTAGCGGCAGTCAATAGTCTATTAACAGCATCCCACGAACGGGGAGTACCAAAAGCGTTATGAGTTCTTACTAATGATACGCGTTTCTTTTCTTCTTCAGACTCTGAGTGTTGTTCGAATTCATTAATAGAAGGTGGGGAGAAACGAAAGAATCCTGTAATTAGGGGCGACCATCCTTGAGCGTTTGCATAATCGCACATGTCATCCTCAGAGGATGTTACTTCAATATGTCCGAATCTGTTGCGTAAAGCTGAGGGCATTTGATTTGCATATGTTCTGTGTTTTGCTTCGTTACCGGCGGCAATGAAACGTACTTTATCAGGGAAAAAGTAATCACCGATACGTCGTTCTTGGATTGCTTGGAAGGCGGCTGAAAGGGTAGCTTGTGTTCCATGATTAATTTCATCGAACATGATGATGGTATCTACATTGTCGGTAGGCCATGTAGAGGGTACTGCCCAATGGGTGCGGTCAGTATCTGGGTCACGGTAGGGGATTCCCAATAAATCAACTGCGTCTTTCTGGGAAAGTCTTACGTCAATAAAGAGGTAGTTATTTTCTAAACACCACTGTTCCACTCCTTGAGATTTACCTACCCCGGGCGGGCCCCATAGCATTAAAGGTATATTTGCTGTTGTTGCAAGCGCAATCTCGAGTTTCATTTGAGCTATGTTCATTTTGTTCTCCTAGTTTTGTGTTATCTTCCTAGCTATATTTGCTATAGCGAATGGGTCAAAGCAACATAATGCACAACCTTTGTTCTTGCATATGGTGCAGTTATGTGCTTTTGGGGTTATTTTTGTGTAGTACTGTTTATTGAATCCATATTGGTTATTTATTGTACGTGGAAAAAATGGTGCCCAGCGTCCTGAATGGTGTTTGTGGCCATTTTTGTAGTTTCCATATTCAACGTTCCATTTCCAGAAACTACCATCGGCTTTTTCCATGTATATGCCTTGATTGTTACGGTAGTATGTAGCCATTAGTCTATATCCTATATCGGGCATCCATTTTTGCTAATACTTCTTTAGCACATCCCTGCCAGTTTTCTGCGTTAATGCCTTTTTCAGTTAGTAGTGCTTTATCAGTTTCCAGTATATGTTCCGAGTAGGTAATAAGTGCACCTAATATGAACATCTCCATAGCTTCTTTGTAGGGAGATTTATCAATTATGTTATTGATAAATGCTGGTGTTGAGTTCGAGTGTTTGAACTTTGGTTTTTTACTGCTTTTTTTCATCGCCCTCTCCAAATTTGTGGGTTGTTGTGTTTACTATTTCTTTTTCGTTTAATTTTTTAATCATCACCATCATTAATGCTTACCAGTGCCATTGCCCCGAATGTAATAATCTTGGATATAAAACAATTGATATCCTTGATGCCACAGGCGAGCACGACAGAGATAT